AAAAGCACACCCAGACGTTTCACAAATCCTACTACAACTTATGGATGACGGGAAAGTAACTGGCTCAAATGGTAAAATTGCAGATGCACGTAATTGTATCTTAATTTTAACAACAAACTTAGGTGCGGCACAAGCAGAAAAAAATACTATTGGCTTTAATGAAGATGTTGACCAAGTATATGGCGATGAAGAATTTAAGCGTTTCTTTGCTCCAGAGTTTAGAAATAGACTTGACGGTGTAGTTACATTTGGCAAACTTGATAAGCCAATTATGATGAAGATTGTAGGTAAATTCTTGCTTGAGCTTAAAAATCAAGTTACAGATAAATCAGTTACAATCGACATTACAGATCCTGCACTTGATTATCTTGTAGACAAAGGCTTTGACCCTAAAATGGGAGCAAGACCTTTACACAGAATTATTGACCAAAAGATTAAAAACCCACTGTCAAAGAAAATACTTTTCGGTGAGCTTAGAAACGGTGGACATTTAACTATTGACGTAGCCGACGACAATATGATACTATCAGTCAAGGAGACGGTCCATGAAGAAGTTCCTAACTAAAAAACTTTTTTATGGGGAATATCTTTACAAAGTTGTAATTAACAACGACTTGGCTAATATATTTAGAGGTGAGCTACAAAAGAAAGGTTATCTTAGTTATGCCCGTGAAGAAATTGATCAGTTAATAGAAACTGAACGGTTATCGCCTAATGGACCGTTAACTATAAAAAAGTTTAGATCAGTTGTAGAAGTAAGCAAATCGGAGTATGAAAAAGCTAAAAAAATATATTGGCTTTTAAAATATAACAAAGATTACAAACTTAGCGTCACCTTTAGATATTCACTTAGCATATACAGTAACAATTTAGGACTTATAAAAGATTTAATTAAATTACAGCCCAGCGAGTATCATGAACCAGATCATTCTCGTATGCATCAGTATCAGCCTAATATTATATTAGTTGACAGAGAACCTGATTTACCTATTAAAGTTACATTAGGTACACGTAAGGTAGATCCTGGTTTTGTGAATTGGCACTACAATAATGCTGACAAATGCAGAATAGGGGTAAAAGCATTAGAATGTATACGCAGAGGCGGATATCAAAGCGGTTTATACTTCTATGTACGTGACGAAAAGGTACTTAACCTAATAACCATGCTATGCGGCGATAATATACGCAAAGTAGAAAAACTTGTCTATAAGCACAGTTAGATAAATACAGTATGTCGAGTAATAGCGAAACAATTTTATCATCAACAACACATCCAGGAGACAGTACAACTGAGACTGTTAACGGGACTAAATTTAAGGGCGACGGTTACTACGGACGTAGTGACGGTTTACATACTGCCCAGATTAATTATACTGGCTTTACAGGCACAATTAATTTACAAGCAACTTTAGCAATAGACCCTGCAGATGCAGATTGGTTTACAGTTTACACAACTGTACTTGCTCAAGAAACAGATAACGTGTATACTAACTTTACAGGCAACTATGTTTGGATTAGAGCGCAAGTAATATACACAGATGGAACAGTAAATTCTATCGTACTAAATCATTAGGAAGAGAAACATGGATCATTTTGCATATGTAGTATTAGAAAAATCGGATAATTTAAGCGAAAGTCTTGATGAATCAATTTTTCCAGGATTAGAAATAACAGAAACTGATCAAGATACTAACGTAATTACTATACCTTTACCACGTGAACTAAACGAAGATGAACAAGACGAATATGCTAATCGTTTAGCAGACTATATGTTTGAACAAGGCCATGAAGAATTTGATATTTACTTAAACAACGATGATGACGACATTACAGAAGTTACATATGACGGTGACGACTTTTTTGAAGAGTTTGGAACTATGTGGTACAATGATGACGATGTTGTTGACGAAGCAGAATACCAAGGACGTAAAGTAAAACTTGGAAAGCCAATGCGTGGCGATGTTAAAAAGTTTAAAGTATATGTAAAGAATCCAAAAGGCAATGTAGTTAAAGTAAACTTTGGTGATCCTAACATGAAGATTAAAAAATCTAATCCTGCAAGACGCAGAAGCTTCCGTGCAAGACACAACTGTGACAATCCAGGTCCACGTCATAAGGCAAGGTATTGGTCCTGTAGGAAGTGGTAAAATGCGTTTAACTGAATTTACAGACAAAGAAACGTTACCATTTGATCCAGTAGAAGATGTTGTTTTCTTCATGCGTAACAATCCACAATTTTATCGCAAAGAAGTATATCCATGTGGTTGTGAAGCAAAGGCAGCAAAAAAGAATGGCACATTTGAAAGCCCACAAAGTTACTTTGGTAATTGTGTTGAAAAAGGTATGGATGCATATAAAAACAAGTATGATATGCATGATGTTTTCAAAACAGACGACAAACAAAAAATTATAGATCTATTGTTTAACGAGGAAATGTACTAATGCTCCTAAGGGAATTATTCGAAGACAAAGGCAAAGCATGTGCGTTTGCAGTTGGTAGAATGAATCCTGCTACAAATGGTCACGAGCTATTAGTAAATGCTATTAAACAACAGCCAGGTGATGCTTTTTTATTCTTAACAGATAGAGCACCTAAGTTACCAGACAATCCACTTACACCGCAAGACAAATTAGAATGGGCTCGTAAGAGCTTTGACGGAATTACTATTGAGCTTGCAAAGAATGTTTTTCCGGCCGCAGTAAAACTTTACGAAGCAGGTTATAGAGATGTAACTTTCTTAGAAGGCGAAAATAAATTAGGTCCAATATTAGAAAAGTATAATGGAGAAGAAGGCGCACACGGTTTTTACGATTTTAATCTAAACTTTGTAAAACTTGAACGTAATGCAGACGCAGACGATGCAACAGGAATGAGTGGCACTAAGATACGTGAATTTGTTACAAATGATGATTTAGAAAACTTTACAAAAGCAGTAACAGACAAAGCAAAACCACATGCCGAAGAAATGTTTAAAAAATTACAAGACATTTTAGGTGTTAAAGAAATAATGGGCTTTGCTACACGCACACCTAAACGTGCTACAGTTACACGCAAGAAACGTGAACCAGAAGAATTAAGTGTTGCAGACAAACTTAAAAAACGTAGAGCTTTAGCAACTAAAATAGGTACAGATAAAGCATTTCGATCTGATGTAAAACTTACTGATAGAGAACTTACAAAAAAAGAATATAAAAAGAAAAAAGAATATGCTGATAAATTGCCAGATGGCGATTTTAAAGACCGTTATGGTAAAGAATGGAAAGCAGTCAAATACGCTACAGCGACTAAAATGGCTAAGAAACACGCATAATGGATATAGCAGACTTACAGCATTTAGCGGGTATACGTAACAAGTTTACAGGATACACTGAATACAAAATAGAAGAAAACCCAAGCGAAACAGCAACAGCTCTTAAAGCAAAAGAGAAGGCAATGGGATTAAAGCCAGGTGATAAGGATTGGTTCAAGCTATGGTTCAGCAAACCTTACATGACAGGCCCGACACAGTTTCGTGGTCGAACAAAAAAATAATAACTAAGTGTGAAAACTGCTACTGTGATTCACACTGTGACAAAGAATGTCCCAAGTGTGCAAATGATGTGTGTCAAAACTGCCGTTGCGATCTTTGCAAATAATTAAATAACTGTATGAGCAAACTTGATAACATAGCCGTATTCGGTAGTAAATGGTCATATGGCCAAACAATAGCAGAATATAAAGCAAATCTAACTGGCCGTGAAGATGCTATCCCAAAAGAAGATTATGATAATTGGGTAAAACGCATGGCTAAATCAAATCCAGAATCTAATATTAGAAACTACAGTGTGCCTAATTGTAGTTTGTTATTACAAAATTATATAAGACACAATATACAACTTTCACGCCCTGTTGATTTGTTTGTAATGGAACCAACCACTGATCATGTAACTACTGTATGGCCTGAAGGAATAGACTTTGATGCACATATGGTACAGCGCACAGACAACTACTGGGAATTTGATAATACATTATTTGACAAACTACAAAATATTGCAAAAGTCGGAAATATAGAAATGCTTGAAGCAGAACAGCAAGCACTATGCGAATATAATAGACTACGTGTAGATATATTATTTGCTAATTCTTACATGTTTCACACACCAAGTTTACAACATATATGGCCAGAACGTTTCAGTGTGTTTACTATTACTAATGACAATATGTTTAGTGGCATGGGGATGAAAGCTACCGAACAGTATGTATACGAAAAGTTGTCCGGTTTAGCAAACGCGGCAAACGCATAAATACAGTATGAAGTGTGATGACTTAACAGAAGGCGTTGGCCGTATTACAAAACAAAACCAAACAGTAGATGTTGGTCCAAACCAGATCTCTATAGAAGCTGGTAAATTTGGCAACAAAGTAGACAAAGACGGACGTCCTGCAACAATTGGCAAAAAAGTCAAAGGTTCAAGTACTAATGTCCTGTTTAATTTAGGACTTACTGAGTCGAGCATCACAAAAGGTATACAAGCTGTTGAAGGCGCACTTATACCTAATCCTAAAAATACATTTCTTACAAAAGCAGACACAGCATACGATCATTACAAGTTAGGCACAAACATGGCTAACTTAAAGACAGTTAAAAAAGGCGCAAACTATGATGAGCCGGATGTAATTGTTGCACCTTATGCAGGTAAAAAAGAAATGAAATATCTTATGAAGCAATTAAAGCGTATAGGATATGACGTACAAGATGCACAAGGTTATCAGGATACGCATTTTGATGATCAACCAACAGGTGGCGAAGAACCACCGCAAATAAAAGACACAGGTAAGTTAGGTAAGATTAAAGTATCATCACTTGTACCTGTGCAAAAAAATAGATCATACGATAAATTAGCAAAGCAATTTGATAAAGTAGAGAATGGTAATTATTCTCCTTTAACAATTGATCCTAAAGGGCGTATAGTTAACGGCCATCATAGATATGATGCACTTAGAATTTTAGGTTTAGAATACGCAGTAGTAAGAATGATGGGTTCTTACTTAGAAGAAACAATGGATGCATGTGATCCAAAGAAAAATTTAGCAGAAGCACTTGGTGAAATATCAAAAAACAGTGAAATATATGTAGACATGGACGGTGTACTTGCTGACTTTTTTGGCGAATGGTCAAAATCACAAGGTGTTGATAACTGGAAACAGATAGATGATCCTGCGAAAGCAATAGGCAAGATCAAAGACATTGATGACTTTTGGTTAAACCTACCTGTACTACCTAAAGCAAAAAGTTTGCTTTCATTAATTAAGCAAGTAAAAGGTAGTTATAAAATATGTACAAGTCCATTAGCAGATGATCCTCGTAGCGAACCACACAAGCGTGAATGGGTTAAAAAGAATTTAGATTTCTTTCCACCAGAAAAAGTTATTGTTACACACAATAAGCCACAATTTGCAACACAACCAGATGGCACACCAAACATCCTAATCGATGACTACGGTGTTAATATCGAAGCATGGGAAAAAGCAGGCGGCATAGGATTCAAATACAAAGATTACAAATTTAATAGAACAGCAAAAGCTATAAAACAAAAAATGGATGCTCCTATTGAAGAAAACCTTATTGAAAAGGAAATGGACTGTCCCCCAGCAACACAAGACTTAGAACTTAACACAAAAAATAGAGATGCAACACTAAAGAACTTTAACTATGGTCCTTTGAATGTAAGTGAACCGGGTGACTATTGGGAAAAGATAGCTGAATATTGGAAGACAGATGTAAAGGCCGCAAAAGCAAGTAATTGTGGAAATTGCGTTGCATTTGATATATCACCGCGTATGGACGATTGTATGCCAGGCGAAACATCAGACGAAGATGGACGTTTAGGTTATTGCTGGATGCATCACTTTAAATGTCATAGTGCAAGAAGTTGCCATACTTGGGCAAAAGGCGGTCCTATTGAAGACGATGATAAATCATATGATTGGCAAGAGCGTGGCGAAAAAGAAGTAGATGAGAATTTTGCAGACGGCAAGAAAAAAGGCAAAAGCAGACCAGGGCGTGTAAAACGTTCAGGTGCAAGTTGTAAAGGTAGTGTTACAAAACTACGTGCCAGAGCAAAAAAAGCGTCAGGTGAAAAAGCAAAAATGTATCACTGGTGCGCTAATATGAAGAGCGGAAAGAAGAAGTAATGCTTAGTAAACAATGCAGACTACACTTAGAAGAAAAGAACGAAACAGCATTAGAGCATATGAAAAATGCTTTGACTACAGCAGTAAAGTTGCAACTGCTGGTGCCAGCACTTGTTGTACACAGTGTTGCTCCACGTTTCTTTACTAACACAGCAACAAATGTAATGAATGAAATCTTGGAGAAACGCAAATGAAAATGAGTGATCTTTTAAAAGAAGCTGAAACAGCAAAAGATAAAAATAAACGTCATAGTATGGACTTAGATAAATTAGATCAAGAAATACGTAAGTCGCCAGCAGGCATGGATAAAGATACTGAAAAGCATATTAACAAAAAGCGTAAAGATCTTGCTATGGACAAAATTAAATTAAACAACAGTACAAACGAAAACCAATCAGGTAGCGTAGCTGTTGTATCACAAGGCGTAGGCCCTATGGTAAGTAGATCAGATGCTTATAATGCAGACGGTACAATGAAAAATGCGTTAGACGGCGGCAAGAAAAAATCTAAGAAACGTAAAAACAAATAAATACATAGTAAATATGGAGTCGACAATGACAAAGAAAACAAACGAAGGTTTAGCCGACTTAGCACACAAGGCTGAAAAAGACCATGAAGTGCAAATGGCTCGTGCAGAACTATACAAAGTTGCAAAGTATGCAATCAAGTTACACGAAATGCTACAAGGCGTTAGTGAACAAGAAGGCTTAGAAGGCTGGGTTGCAAGTAAGATTACAAAAAGTGCAGATTACATAGGTTCTGTTTATCATCACATGGACTATCAAATATCTGGCTTAGGCGAAGAAGAAGTAGCAGAAGGTAAAAGTCCACACAAAAAAGGTTCTAAAAAATATAAAAAGCACATGGCCGCAAAACATGCAAGCATGGGCGAAAATACAGATCCTTACAAATCAAAATTACATGCTAAATTAGCAGAAAAGAAAGACAGTGCTGGCATTGATGCTATGAAAAAAGCAGGTAATGCTAAAGCAGACGCAGAAGCCAAAGAAAAGTTTGACGAATCAGGTTGCGTTAAAGAAATGAAAAAATTATATGCAAGCGGATGTGCAAAGAATGAAATGTACAAAAAACTTGCTGACGGATATGGTTGTAGTAAATCTAAATTCGAAAAATTATATGCATCGAATTGTGGCTAATTAATGAAAAATTTTATCCGCATAATTACCGAAGCACAAGAACAAGGTTCAGCAGGCCAAGCAAAAGGCAAAGACTCCATGCCAAAGGCTAAGCCAGGCCGTACTAAACATCCTCTTAAGGATAAACTTGTTGGTGAAGCAGATAAGAATAAATTATTTAAGGCACGTGATCCTAATTGGCGTGACATGGAAGCATTACGTAAAAGTGGTGCATCAGGTTCACACAAGGATAAAAAGAAATTAGCAAAACAAGGCTATTCTAAGCATAAGAGTAAAAGTATTGAAGAAGACCCAAAAAGTGCATTAGGGCAACTTGCACACGGTTTTAAAAATTACAATAAGTTAAGTGCTTTAGACCCTGACAGTACAATAAGCGGTGGAGTGAAAGATTTACTTTCTGTAGACAAAGAGCCAGCTCCAACAAAAACTGATAAAAAAGCAAATAGTCCAAAAAGTAAAGCCAGCAATGGTAGACTTAATCCTGACAAGATACCTCCTAACAATTCACAATTTGAATATGAAGGAAATGTGTATTCTTTTAATCAAAGCAAGTATACTTGGCAATCAAAATCAAAAGCAGATTTGACTATGTCACAGGGTATTGAACTATACAACAAGACTCCAAAAGACAAAAGACAATTTGTTCGCACATTTGAGAGTATTTTATACAATACTCTTATACAACTAAACACGTAATTCCCCCCAACAAAAGTAGGCTCGCAAGAGTCTATTTTTTTGACAAAAAACACTTGACATATGCCCAAATATAGCATATAATAGTTTTAACACATTAACCCAAGGAGCGACAATATGAGCGATCGTACATACGGTGCTGAAGAAAAAGCAAAACTTGAACGACTTGTTAACGAAGGCGTGACAGTTTTACAAGAAATAGAAGATTTAAATTTAGGTCTAAAAGAAACAGTGAAAGCTGTTGCAGAAGAATTAGATATTAAGCCAAGTTTAATTAACAAAGCAATTAAAATTGCACAAAAAGGCGAATGGCAAAAAGTATACGACGAGTTCGATGATCTCGAAACGTTGGTTACTACAGTAGGACATGACAAGTAGTGCAAAAAGTTAAGCAATTTTGGATCAACAGTTTCACAACTGATAAGGTCGCATTTACGTTTGAACTTGTAAGTTTCATATTTACTGTATGTGCAAGTTTGACATTAGCGTTTAATGCAAGAGACCCTAATATGCTAATTATATATCCGTTCTTCTTTGTAGGATCGGTTACACAATGCTACGCGGCTGTACGCAGAGGCGCGGCATGGGTAATGTTACTAACAGGTTACTTTGCTGTTATTAACGTATTTGGATTTGGAGTGGCAGCAGGATGGTGGTAAAACCCTATCAATGGTTAGCATGGCTTAGTACAGCATGTTTGTTAACAGCGGCCACTTTAGCCGCATTTAATGTTTACCCTTTGTACATTTGGGCATTCATTATTAGTAATAGTCTATGGATACTTGTAGGTATTCTGTGGAAAGAAAAAAGTTTGATAGTTATGAACGCAGGCTTAACCGTAATTTACATTGCGGGTTTGTTGTTCTGATATATACTAATACGCACAAGCAGAAATGTGTGCATGTAGAAGGTTAAGTTGGCCATAAGCAACGAAGGAGAAACATGAGTTACGTAGACGCACTATTTGATCGCGATTCCGATATCATCAGAGTCGTAGAACGCAAAGACGGTAAAAGAGAATACCGCGAATATCAAGCAAAATATACTTTTTATTATGAGGACCCGAGAGGCAAGTACAAAAGTGTGTACGGTGATCCTCTTACACGTATTGTATGTAAGAATACAAAAGACTTTCGCAAAGAAGTTGCTATTAACAAAGGCAAGAACTTGTTCGAAAGCGATATCAATCCCATATTCCAATCACTAAGTGAAAACTATCTTAATCAAGACGCACCAAAACTAAACATTGCGTTCTTTGATATTGAGACTGACTTTGATCCAGAGCGTGGCTTTGCTGATCCTGCAGATCCGTTTATGCCTATTACAAGTATAAGTGTATACTTGCAGTGGATGGAAACAATGGTATGTTTGGCAGTTCCTCCTAAAACACTTACAATGGATCAAGCAAAGAAAGAATTAGAAGGCATTGAAAATGTAATGCTGTTTGAAAAAGAAGGTGACATGATTGACACTTTCTTGACGCTGATTGAAGACGCTGATATACTATCAGGTTGGAACAGTGAAGGATATGATATTCCATACACTGTTAACAGAACAAGTCGTGTACTAAGCAAAGATGACACACGTAGATTCTGCTTGTGGGGTCAATTGCCTAAGAAACGCGAATATGAAAAGTATGGTAAATCAGCTGTTACCTTTGACCTAATAGGTAGAGTGCATTTAGATAGTTTGGAATTATATCGTAAATACACATATGAAGAAAGACACAGTTATAGACTTGATGCCATTGGCGAAATCGAAGTTGGTGAAAACAAAGTCCCTTATGAAGGCACTTTGGACCAGTTGTACAACAATGACTTTAGAAAGTTCATCGAATACAACATACAAGATACCGCACTACTGGACAAGCTGGACAAAAAACTAAGATTTATTGATCTTAGTAATGAACTTGCACACGCAAATACTGTTTTGCTACAGACCACTATGGGTGCTGTTGCAGTTACAGAGCAAGCGATCGTTAATGAAGCACATGGTCGTGGATTACAAGTTCCGAATCGCCCAAAGCGTGATGAAGAAAACACACAAGCGGCAGGTGCTTACGTAGCATTTCCTAAAAAAGGACTTCACAAATGGATTGCAAGTATGGACTTGAACAGTCTGTATCCAAGTGTAATTCGTGCATTGAATATGGCTCCAGAAACTATTGTTGGACAAATACGTCCTGAAATAAGTGATGCAAGAGTGCATGAAGACATGACACTTAAGAAGAAGTCTTTTGCAGGCAGTTGGGAAGGACGCTTTAGTACAGAAGAATACGAAGCTGTAATGGATCAACGCAAAGACATTGCACTTACTATTGACTGGGAAAAAGGCGGCAGTGACGTACTAAGTGGTGCAGAGATATACAAAGTTATATTTGATAGTCAGCAACCTTGGATGCTTTCGTCAAATGGTACAATATTTACAACAGAATTTGAAGGTGTTATTCCAGGTATCTTAAAACGTTGGTACAGTGAACGTAAAGAACTACAAGCACATCTTAAAAAAGCAAAAGATGCAGGCAATGCTATTGAAATTGAGTATTGGGACAAGCGACAGTTGGTTAAGAAAATTAACTTGAACAGTTTGTATGGTGCTATTCTTAATCCAGGCTGTAGATTCTTTGATAAACGTATCGGACAGTCAACTACACTAACAGGCCGTACTATTGTTAAGCACATGTCAGCAGAAGTGAACAACTGTATTACTGGCAAATATGACCACGTAGGCGAAGCAATGATATATGGTGATACAGATTCGTGTTATTTCAGTGCTTGGCCAATTGTTAAGGATGAAGTTGAGTCTGGTAAACTTGAATGGAATATCGAAAAGTGTATTCAGCTTATGGATCAAGTATGTGAACAAGCAAATACAACATTTCCTGAATTTATGTTAGATGCATTTCATTGTCCAAAGTCACGTAGTGATGTAATTGCGGCAGGTAGAGAAATTGTTGCACAAAGTGGCTTGTATATTACAAAGAAACGTTATGCGGCATTAGTTGTAGACAACGAAGGCTTTAGAACAGACACAGATGGCAAGCCCGGCAAAGTAAAAGCAATGGGCTTAGACTTGCGTAGGTCAGACACGCCTGTGTTTATGCAACAGTTTTTGAGTGAAATATTACTTATGGTACTGACAGATGTGCCGCAAGAAGAAATACTTGAACGTATTACTGTATTCCGTAAGGAGTTTAGTGAGCGTCCTGGTTGGGAGAAGGGTGCGCCAAAACGTGCAAATAAAGTAGGACACTATAGGCGCTTAGAAGAAAAGCAAGGCAAAGCAAATATGCCCGGACACGTTAGAGCAAGTATTAATTGGAATACGCTTAAACGTATGAACGGAGACAAATACTCGCAAGAGATTGTTGACGGCATGAAAGTTATTGTTTGCAAACTAAAACAAAATCCATTGGGGTATACATCTGTTGCGTATCCAACAGATGAACTACGTATTCCAGATTGGTTCAAAGAATTGCCATTTGATGATGCGGCAATGGCAGAAACTATCATCGACAATAAATTAGACAACTTGATTGGTGTGCTTAACTATCCGTTAGAAGATACAAAGCGACACAATACATTTAACAGTTTGTTTGATTTTGGAGAATAATATGAAGAAGCAAAGAAATAGACTCGAAAGAAAGTTAGACGAGTACAACCATACAATGGAATTAATTAGAACAATTGTTCCAATAGCAGTATTGGTGCTACAACTTGTAATTCTATCGCGGCTAACGTAATATGACAGTACGTTGTTTTGGAGATAGTGTAACTTATGGACACGGCTTAGAAGATTGCTTTAATCCGATTGACAATACTCCTGGCAAGCAACCCAGTAAATTTGCGTGGCCGGCAAAATTAGGTAGTGATTATATAAATTATGCTGTGCCGGGCTGTAGCAATAAACATATTGCAAGAAGAGTTGCAGATACAACCTTTGAACAAAATGATATTTGTGTTGTTATGTGGACATACTTAGATAGATGGAGTGTGCTTGATTGGGACGACGGCGATACTATTAGGATAGGTCCTTGGATGACTACTAAAAAGCACATGCAAGGTTATCAATATTACAAACACATTTATAGAGAATTTGATAGTTGGTATAGTAACTTAGTTATGATAGATTGGTGTAATAAATTGCTTGACAGTAGGGGAGTAAGACACTATAATTTATGGAATAATGTTGGTTACCAACATACACTAAAACAAATGGAGTCATATACACCGTGGTTTGATATAAACTTTGAAGATATTACAAGTATTATTAAAAGATCAGACTACAATAAAGCATTAGATGGATTACATCCAGGCCCTTCGTGGCAAATAGCTGTAGCAGAAAAAATAGCAGAGATAATAAATGACTGATGAAATTGATCTAAAAGTAAAAGAACATTACAAAGAAAGTCAGATGTCAAAGGCTGGTAAACTTGCTATGGAGTTAGGCGCAGAACGTAGGCGTCTAAAGCAAGAGCTTGCAGAACTACAAACAGAAGTTGAAGATCTTACTCCAACAACACCTACTGGTACAGTTGATTGGTATGTGAAGTGGGCAAGCATGGCACTTGCTGTTTGTGGTGTATTTTTGATTAGTGCAGACTTTGTTGTGTCAGGCCAAGTTTCTTATATATTAAGCAGTATGGGATGGGTTTATGTTGGTATGGCTTGGGGCGATAGAGCAATTATGATTGGCAGTAGTATTTCAGGCACTGCCGTAGCAATGAATTTAGTGCAAGGACTTATATGATGAGTGACGAACAAAAACTGATATTAATTACAGACTTTATAGAACAAAAGTTAAGGAAAGAAAAAGAACTTGAGTTTTATCTTAGGGAGTTAGAAGATCTACAGCGCAAGATCGGATATTTACGTAGTGAAGTTACACTTACTAATACTATTATTAATATGATTAAACACGAGCAAATATACGATGTAAAGGAAGAGATGATTGCTAACGAAGCAAGAGTAATCAAACTTAGCCCTAAGGAAGACAAGGAAGAACAATGAGCGGACAAAGACGCTTTTTAAAAATGTGGGCAAGGACAGTTGGAATGCCAATCGGACTCAGTGACGATGACAAACCAGAGTTCTTGCCCATTAGACAAAAAGATGTTAAACGTGCTTTATGGTTCAGAACCTTCTGGATTGTCTTGCATATTGTTACATGTTGTGCTATAATAGCAGGGAACGGAAGAACTTTAGGAGTATGGTAATGAAAGTAGGATTTACATGCAGTACATTTGATTTACTACACGCAGGACATGTACAAATGTTGCGTGAAGCAAAAGAGCAGTGCGATTACTTGATTGTTGGATTGCAAGTTGATCCAAGTGTAGATAGACCAGAAAAGAATGCGCCTATTCAAACGATTGTAGAACGTTATACTCAACTAAAAGCAGTAAAATATGTTGATGAAATTATTCCGTATGCTACAGAAACAGACTTAGAAGATATATTAGAAATGTATCACATAGATGTGCGTATATTAGGCGAAGAATATCGTGATGGTAAATTTACTGGACGAGCAATTTGTGCCAAACGAGGTATTGAATTATACTTTAATAAAAGAGAACATAGATTTAGTACAAGTGATTTGCGGAGAAGAGTCAGTGAATAAATTTATATTTGATATAGACGGCACGTTAACACCAAGTCGAGGAGAAATTGATTCAGAATTTGCTGTATTCTTTAGTAACTTCTGTGCTGAGAATGATGTCTATCTTGTAACAGGTAGTGATAAGCCTAAAACAATAGAACAGATAGGCGAAGAAATATATAGTCTTGCACAACGAGTATACAACTGTTCAGGCAGTGATGTTTGGGAAGGTGAAACACATATTAGGTCAAGTGATTGGACATTACCTGATAGATGTAGACACTGGTTGATTGATAAGTTAGAAGAAAGTAAATTTGTATTACGCACAGGACAACATATTGAAGAACGTTCAGGTATGATTAACTTTAGTATTGTAGGTAGAGGTGCAACATTAGGTGAACGTAAACTATATGTAGAATGGGATAATAAAACTAACGAACGCAATCATATAGCTGAGTTGTTTAATAAAGAATTTCCGGATCTTGATGCAAGACCAGGTGGTGAAACTGGTATTGATATATCTATGAAGGGAAACGATAAAAGTCAAATATTAGCCGACTTTGACTATGCAGACATTTTACACTTTTTTGGTGATAGAATGGATATACAAGGAAATGATTATCCGCTGAAACATGCTATAATCAATAACGATTTAGGCTTTGCTTATCCTGTAAAAGATTGGCAAGAAACACACCAGAAACTAAAAGAAATACTTGACAAAACCTAAATAATCATGTTATAATAAACAAAATGGAGAAGAAACTAATGAAAGATATCTTACAAGACGTTGTTGCACACACTCATAGCTTAGGCTTTCTGAGCTTGGTTAAGGTAACAGCAGAGTCAGAAACTACTATTGATGCAATGGCAGAAGATCGTAGTGTAATTTTAACTGCAATCACACACAATCCTGTTGGTGATTTTGATGGTACATTTGGTATGCCTAACTTAGACAAACTAAGTTTGCACTTGAAGAATCCAGAGTATCAAAAAGATGCAAAGATTGATGTTGTGAAAGCAGATCGCAACGGAGAAGTTATTCCAACACACATTCACTTTGAAAACGAAGCAGGTGACTTCCAGAATGATTATCGCTTTATGAATAAAGCAATTATCGAAGAGAAACTAAAAACTGTAAAGTTCAAAGGTGCAAGTTGGAATGTTGAATTTCAACCAAGCATGGCGGCAATTGCACGTATGAAACTTATGAGTGCGGCACATTCAGAAGAGCCTACATTTAACGTAACAACTAAGACAACAGGTGATGCAACTGATCTTGTGTTTAGTTTTGGTGATGCAAGTACACACGCAGGTGAATTTGTATTCCAACATGCCGTTGAAGGTAACTTAACACATACATGGAGTTGGCCTGTAGCACAAGTACAAGCAATTCTTAGCTTGAGCGGTGATTTGACAATGAGTATTTCAGATCAAGGTGCTATGATGATTTCAGTAGACAGCGGTATGGCCAAGTATGACTATATCCTGCCAGCGCAAAGCAAGTAATATGAGTGAACACACAAACTATTGCACAACTAAAGGATTAGGCTGGGCCTTCCTAATTATTATTATTGGGATGGTAGGTTTGCCAATTCTTGGATCAGCTATTGCTTATCCAGATAACTGCAAACAGTCAATTCTTATTCCTTGTTTAGGATTAGAGAAATGACACCTAAAGAGACAGCACAGAAGCAAGCCGAAGAAGCAATGGATGGTTTCATCCTTTGGAGTAAACGTGCTACACTGTGGAGTGCTTTCTTTCTTGTATTAGTTGTAGTTGGATGCAATTCAGGTGTAGAAACAGGAAAAGGTGCTACAGGATCAGGATATAACGGCGAACAATATTCTCCAAGCAACCTTAACACGAAAGACAAATGATATGGACAAGCAAGTTATATTGGTATTAGGAATTTTGGCAGTTACAATTGCTGTTATCTATACTAACTGCTCACAGTGTCAATTTTATTAGGAGTAGTAATGAATAAAGATTTAACAGCATCACAAAATGACTACGCACACTTTTTACCAGCACTAAGTGGGTTTTATGCTACATATGTAGGTAAACAGCGTTTTCCAGATCCAGTAAAAGGTCCATATATAGAAGATGATCGTATTCCTGCAAATTGGAACAATGGTGTTGAAACACTAAACTATCTTAACAAACAAGAAGGTGCATTTCAATATAAATGGACTTTGTATAGTGCAGGACATGCAGACTTAGATACAAATAAAATTGTACCTAAGGAAGATATGGTGCGTAATAGAGATAGAGCTAACACTTGGCTACTTGGTGACTCAGGTGGTTTCCAAATTGGTAAAGGTGTTTGGGAAGGCGATTGGAAAGATCCTAATTGTCCTAAAGCACAAAAGAAGCGTGATGGTGTTCTACGTTGGATGGACGCTTACATGGACTACGGAATGATACTTGATATTCCGGCGTGGGTAGCACGTTCACCTGAAGGTGCAAAAGCAACAGGCATAAGCACATATTCAGAAGCAGTGAAAGCAACACGCATTAACAACGACTATTGGATGAAACATAGAACAGGTGCTTGTAAGTTCTTAAACGTATTGCAAGGTGAGAATCATGCAGATGCTGATGACTGGTACGAGCAAATGAAAGACTACTGTGATCCTGTGAAGTATCCAGACAATCATTTTAATGGTTGGTCAATGGGTGGACAGAACATGTGCGATGTGCATTTGGTTCTTAAACGCTTAGTTACATTATACTTTGATAATTTACTACAACCGGGTATACACGATGTAATGCACTTCTTAGGCACATCTAAGTTAGAGTGGGCTACACTATTAACTGATATACAACGAGCAGTACGTAAGAATTACAATGAAAACTTTATGATTACTTTTGATTGTGCTTCTCCTTTCCTTGCTACTGCTAACGGACAAGTGTATATACAAAATGAAACACCAGATAGAGGCAAATGGACTTATCGAATGGTGCCGAGCATCGATGATAAGAAATATGCAACTGACACACGCACATTTAAAGACGCAGTTTTGCAAGATGGTATCTTTAAAAACTTTGAAGACAGTCCTATTACAGACGGAATGCTGGTTAAAGATGTTTGCTACTATAAACCAGGCGACCTAAATAAGATAGGTAAAGAAGGAAAAACATCATGGGATAGTTTTTCGTATGCGATCCAGATGGGTCATAATGTATGGAGTCATATCAATGCAGTACAAGAAGCAAACAGGCAATACGATGCAGGCATTATTCCTAAAATGCTTGTACAGGAGCAATTTGACAGGATTCTATTCAGAGATGTTGTGGAAGAAATATTCGCAATTACAAACAAAGATGAAGCGTTAGCAAAAATAGATGAGTATAGTAAGTTTTGGATGTCTATTCCGGGTACAAGAGGTGCAGTTGGTAAGAAAACAGTCAACTCAAGCACATTCTTTGATGCATTATTTGAGGTAGAAGATATGCCTGTTGAAGATGACGTCGAACTTGATGAAACAAAGTTGGAGGATTTAGAAGATGAGCAACTACACGGAGCAACACAGTAAGGTGGCACACAGATTAGGTGAACTATACAAGAAGCATAGAGCACTTGATGATGAAGTTACAGAACTAACAAAAAAGTTTGCAGATGATCAAATAGTAAACCGTAAGAAAAGCATGAAACTTTGGCTTAAAGATGAAATATATAGGCTTGAAACTGAACTAAAGGATTTAGGTTGATAAAAGAAGTAGAACTAAGAAAAGAATTTAGAGCTTTAAGAAAAAGTGATCCAGTATTTGCAGAGTGTTGGCCCGATAAAGATAGAGCTTTTTATGAATGGTGTTCACAATACTTAGACTACAAACATATTAAACCCAAAGATGAGGAATAAAATGAAAAGAGACTACTCAGAAGGCACACTTGATACGCCTACTATGTTTACAGGTGTAGAAGTAGAAAAGACTCCTGCTTACGGTATGCAAACATTGTTTGTAGACGGTATTCAAGATATGGAAACTATTGTACACTATTACAATGAAAACAAATGTAAGCACATATTCTTCGGAGCAAATCATAGCTTTGATCCTAAAGACAATGACGAATGGATTCTTTGGGAAGATATGATAGGCCAGTTTGTAAAAGAAGGTTACCTTTGCTCTCTTGATATTAATATTAGCCGGGCTGAAGAATTTTTAGAAAGCGGCTTAATTGAATATGACAATTTTATCCCACAACTGCGCATTCCATTGCCTTATGCAAAACTGTGGAACTACAACACTATGTTGAAGATTGATGATAAAGATTTTAAGGCAACAAACCCCGGTGTTTGGTGTCATAGTTTGCACGATCTTATGGATAGAGAAAAATTCACTGATTGGTCAAAATATGGACTTGACAAAGTTATTAAATGAAAGTATACTATAAAGACAATGGTAGAACAAGAACGTTATAGAGACTACATGGCACGTAGAATGAGAGAAGAAGATTTTAAAATGGCACAAGACAATGTTATGCAAAAAGCAAGTCGAAGTATTTGGGTCACGTTTC